CAAGACAAGAAAGAGATGAACGAAGCGTTGATAAACTTAGCGCGCCGCAAAGGCTTAATCAAGTAGAGGAAGTTCCTTATGACCGCATGGTCTTACAGTAGTTTAAACACGTTCAAGCAATGCCCTAAAAAATACTACCATCTAAAAATAGCCAGAGATGTTAAAGACAAAGGCAGCACTGCTACTGTATATGGGCAAGAAGTGCACACCGCAGCAGAAGAGTTTATCAGAGATAGAAAAGAAGTCCCTAAGAAATTTGCTTTTATAAACAATGTGCTAGAAGCGTTAGATAAAATAGAAGGCGAAAAACATTGTGAGCTAAGGTTAGGAGTCGCTAAGACAGATGAAGGGTATAAGTCCGTAGATTTTTACTCCGATGACGTGTGGTGGCGGGGGGTAGCTGACCTTGTAATAATCAACGGGGATACTGCACATTCTATAGACTACAAGACAAGTAAGAATGCAAAGTACGCGGACACTAAGCAGTTAGATGCGGTAGCTGCGGGTCTGTTTACGCACTTCCCACAATTAAAAAGGATCAAGTCGGCGTTAGCTTTCGTTGTTAGCAAAGAGTTTGTCCAGAAAGAACACGTAGTAGAAAAGAAGCAAGAGTACTTCGGTGCGTTCGAACCTGTGCTAGAAAGACTTGAGATTGCACAAGAGTCCGGCGTCTGGAATGCAATCAGTGGGCCTCTGTGTGGTTGGTGCCCAGTAACTTCATGTGAACACCATAGGAAAAGATGAGGATTAAAATATGTACGCTTTAATAGTTGATGTTGGAGAAAACTCTTACGTAGAACACATGGCTGATGTCGATACTATGGACCAGTGGGAACAAAGGCTAAACAGAAAATTCCCTCGTTTAAAGTTTATGCGGAGTGTTGTTGTTTCTCTGAACCACCCAACAAACGACGAGGTTAGCATAGTTAGCAACTACGAAGTTTTAGAAGCAGAAAACAATCGCCTAGAGCTAGAAGCAAACGGCGCGGAGAAATAAAAACATGGCTAAGCAAAGAGATTACAAAGCCGAGTACGCGAAGTACCAAGGCACTGAAGAGCAAAAGAAGAAACGCGCCCAACGCAATGCCGCACGCCGTAAGGCTGAGAAAGAAGGCAAGGTAAAGAAGGGTGACGGTAACGATGTTGCACATAAGAAAGCAATGGACAAAGGTGGCAAGAACTCTGACGGCACTAGAGTAGAGACGGCAAGCCGCAATCGTTCTTTCAAGCGTGACTCCAAGGGCAACCTTGTATCTGAAACCAGCGCGCGCGAGCGCAAAAAGAAGACTTCTAAAGCATGAAGATAGTTAAAGATAAAGCCCTTGTTTTAAAAACACGGCGTCCAGAGTTAGTTACGGGCGCAATAAAAAACTGCAAACGTGTAGGGGAAGCGAATGGTCTAGTAGAGTTAGCGGTTAAGTGGGAGTACGAAGAAGCTTCAGCTCTTGCCGAGCTAGGCGCTAAAGAAGTGCCATCCCCTATGCTTAGAGACTATGAATGGACGGGTAAGCTAACTCCATTCGAGCACCAAAAAGAAACGGCTTCTTTTCTTAGCCTCTATAAAAAAGCGTTTTGTTTTAACGAAGCAGGCACGGGTAAGACAGCGTCCGTTATCTGGGCGGTCGATTACTTAATGGAGTTGGGTTTAATAAAACGAGTATTAGTTGTATGCCCACTTTCTATTATGAAGTCTGCTTGGCAAGAGGACTTGTTTAAGTTTGCTATGCACCGCAGTTGCTCAGTTGCACATGGCTCTGGTGCTAGAAGAGAGAAGATAATTAACGCAGGGTCTGAGTTTGTGATAATAAACTTCGACGGTGTTGCTGTGGTAAAGGATACGATCCTAAAAGCAGACTTCGACTTAATCGTGGTGGATGAGGCTAACGCCTACAAGAACTCGCAGACTAGTCGGTGGAAAACAATGCGCGACCTGTGCAAAAAGATAGACAGGTTGTGGATGCTTACCGGCACACCTGCGGCGCAATCTCCGCTAGACGCTTATGGGCTGGCAAAGTTAGTAAGCCCTCACCGAGTGCCTAAGTATTATACTCCTTACCGTGATGCAGTCATGTATAAAGTATCGCAACACATCTGGCGACCGAAGCCAAACTCGGACAAGGTGGTGCATAAAGTATTACAACCGGCTATTAGGTTCGAGAAAGATCAGTGTTTAGACTTGCCCGAAGTGTTAGCCGTGGACAGGGAAGCTCCGCTTACTCCGCAGCAAGAGAAATACTATAAACTGCTCAAAAAACAAATGACTATGCAGGCAGCGGGGGAACAAATAACTTCGGTTAACGCAGCTACAAACCTAAACAAACTACTGCAAATATCAGGTGGTGCTGTCTACTCGGACGATGGTGAAGTAGTGCAGTTTGATGTGAAGAACAGACTTAATGTAGTACTTGAGGTTATCAACGAAGCTCCGCATAAAGTATTAGTTTTTGTTCCCTTCACGCACACGATAGACCTACTAAAAGATTTCCTAGATAAGAACAAAGTACCGGCGGAAATTATATCTGGTAAGGTGACGTTGAATAACCGCAGTAGAATATTCCAAGACTTCCAAACAAAGCCAGACCCACAGGTGCTTATCATACAACCACAAGCTGCATCACACGGGCTGACGCTTACCGCAGCGGACACAATAATATGGTACGCCCCAGTAACTAGCGTCGAGACCTACTTGCAGGCTAATGCGCGTATAGACAGACCGGGCCAGAAGCACAGCATGACTATTGTTCATATACAAGGCAGCGAAGTTGAAGCCAGAATATACACCATGCTGAAGAGCAAGGTTCTTAACCACAATAAAATTGTAGAGTTGTATAGAAAAGAAATAGAATAACTGTTGACATTGTCTATACAAATGTTATGCTCCCTATCCCTCATAGAAAAAGGAAGGGGCAATGGAAGACACCACCGCAGGAAAGATGGTAGCCGCGTACATAAAGATACGCTCCGCCATCCAAGAAAAAGAAGACGAGATAAAAGTTCTCAAGGAGAAACAAGCACTGCTTAGTGCCAACATGCTAGACCTATGTTCGAAAGAAGACATAGATAGCATAAAGACTCCCTTTGGTACGCTGACCCGTAGGATTTATTCCGCTTACTGGACTAGCGATTGGGACCAAATGTATAAGTTCATTGCTGAAAACGATGCTTATCATCTACTAGAGAAACGAATTCATAACACAAACATGAAAGAGTTTCTTGAAGAAAACCCAGACGCACTACCTATCGGACTACAATCGGACCGTAAGTATGCTGTCTCTGTACGAAAACCAACTAAGAAATAGGAAATCTTATAATGAGTAACGACGTTTCAATATTTACTAGTCAGACAGGCGTCTCTACAGAACGCCGACAAAGCGCCTTGGCACAGAAAATTGCTACTAGTTCTTCGAGCAGCACCCGCCGCATTCAGGCTAACATTAACGGTACATTTAAGAAGATGGTTAACGGAGAGCAAGTGGGTAACGCTATCCGTGGAGAGTTTAACGCTATTGTTGTGGGTATGCTTACTAACGTATCTCGCATCTTCTACAAGGAAAAGTTTGATCCGAACAAGGAAGCTACACTTCCTAACTGTTGGTCAAATAACGGCGACAAGCCTGAAGCAGGTGCACTCGACCCGCAGCATAGCAACTGTGCGGATTGCCCGAAAAATATAAAAGGCTCTGGTGAGAACGGCGGTAAAGCTTGCCGATACCAACGTCGGGTTTCTTTACTGCTTGAGGGTGATGAGTCTGGCACAGTGTACCAGTTTAACATCCCAGCCAAGTCTTTATTCGGTAAAGGCACTGGCAACATTCACCCGTTCGAAAGCTACGTTAAGTTTCTCGTGAATAACAACATGTCACCTGACCTAGTTGTAACTAACATAAGCTTCGACAGCAACGCAGAGACTATGGAGTTAGTATTCTCTCCAGTACGCGAGGTTAGCGATGCCGAGTATGAATTAATTCTAGCAGCTCAAGAACGTCCCGAAACTGAGATGTACACTAAGCTTACCGCTGCTCAGACTGATGGAGTGAGTAAAGCTCCAAAGCTAGATAAGCCTGCGCCTGTAGTTACGCGTTCCGAAGAGCCTGAAGAGGAAGAAGTAGCGGAGCCAGTAAAGCGTACTAAGAAAAAAGAAGAAGCTCCTGTAGCTGATACCGAAGACCCTTTAGCTTCTATTATCGATGAGTGGGGAGGTGAAGACGCCTAATGAGTTACGGATATAGCCTAAAACTTATAGAGTTAAATAAGGCTGCCGACAAAAAACTTCTTGGCGTTTACTTTGGCGCGGTGTGCATCGAACATGATGTGCCCGTTGCCGAAGTGGCAGAGAAATTAAATGTCAGCCGTCAAGCCGTCTATAATTGGTTTGCGGGAGTTTCCAACCCTAAAGCCCCAGTAGCAGTGAAGATAGAAAAATTCATAGCAAAGTTGGAGCGATAGCTTAATGGAAAACGCAGACCTCATAGACCTAGTACGCCCTGCGGGTGGGTGGTACGGTTTTCTTGCGGTCAAAGATAAGACTACTACGCGTCAGTTTATGGTGGAAACCAGAGAGGAATTAGACGCTGAGATAGAAAAATATGTAGCAGATAGATGGTGCGTATTCTTTGCTTTGGCAAAGTTTGAAACTGGTAAAAGCCGTACACAAGATAACGTCGAGTCTCTCAAGTCATACTGGCTAGACATAGACTGCGGACCGAACAAGTCCTTTGCTGATGAAAAAACTGGCAGGCCAAGTGGTTACGAAACACAACAAGACGGATTAAGAGCACTACAAAAGTTTTGTTTAGAGGTCGGACTACCAAAGCCTATGTTGGTTAATTCAGGCAACGGGCTGCACGCTTACTGGCCTTTGGCTGAAGACGTGCCTAGGGATGAGTGGACACCGGTAGTTAAAAGACTTAGGCAGCTCTGCATAGATAAGAATTTCTATATAGACACTAAAGTGTTTGAGTCTGCTAGGGTGCTACGTCCACTTAACTCTTTTAACTTTAAAGGAGACGCTGACGGGGTAGAACCGAAACCCGTAAAGTTAATATCGGTAGTAGACCCAATACCCTTTGGTGTTATCCGAGATATTGTCGGTGTATCGCAAGGGGAAACGATTAAGCCTAGGCGCGAGATGTCTGCTATGGGTAAGTCGTTAATGCAAAACAACGACTCCGTGTTCTCTAAGATCATGCAGTTGACTGGTAAGGGAGAAGGGTGCAATCAACTCGCAGCCTGCTACACCGAAAGGGCTACCCTCGTAGAACCTAGGTGGTTCGACGCTCTTTCTGTCGCTAAGTTTTGCTCTGATCGAGACACTGCTATACATAAGTTGTCTGAAGGTCACCCAGACTATGACTACGCATTAGTCGAGAAGAAAGTAGTGGGGATAAAAGGCCCGCACAGTTGTGCGGAGTTTGAAATAAATAACCCCGGCGGGTGTGAGGGTTGCCCGCATAGAGATAAGATTAAAAGTCCTATATCACTAGGCCGTGTAATCGCAAGGGCCAAAAGCTCGACAGTCACGGTTGCTGTAGAAGGCGAACTAGTAGAGGAGCATAAGATACCTACGCTTCCTAATGGCTACTTTCGTGGTGCCAACGGGGGTATCTACAAGGAAGGTGAAGATGGTGATGATGAAGACGACTCTTCTAAGCCTAAGCTTGTATACGACAATGACCTGTACATAGTTAAGTTAATGGAAGACCCCATAGCCGGATACGTGGCAGTACTTAAGCACCACTTACCGAAAGACGGTGTGAAAGAATTCGTAGTGTCAAATACAAAACTTACTGAGCGTGGTGAGTTGCGTAAAGAATTAGCTAAGTACGGTGTAGTCGGAAACGAAACACGCCATAAATATATAACGGAGTACTTGTTGGCTTTTATTAGAGAGCTTCAACATGTGAATAAGGCACAGATTATGAGATCGCAATTTGGATGGGCTGATAACGACAGCGTGTTTATTGTGGGTGATAGGGAAATAAAAGCTACGGATATATACCATAGCCCCCCCGCTAGCGCTATTGCTAATATGATTCAATACTTTCAACCGAAAGGTTCTTTAGATAAATGGAAAGAAGTCTTTGAGTTGTATGGTAGGGAAGGACTCGAAGTGCAGGCGTTTGGTGCACTGTCTGGTTTTGGCGCACCCCTACTAAAGTTTACGGGGCAAAAGGGTGCGGTAATAAACTTCATCCACCCCGACTCGGGCACGGGCAAGACAACAATCTTGCGTATGGCTAACAGTATATTCGGTGATCCTGAAATGCTACTCGGCACGCCTGATGATACTGATGTCGGAAAGATATTAAAGATTGGTTTCTTGAATAACATAGTTAACACAATGGACGAGATAACCAACCTGAGTCCGGCGGACGCATCAAGAACTTTGTATGCTTACTCACAAGGTAGGGGCAAAGATAAAGCAAAGGCTAGTTCAAATGAGCTTAGGGAGAACAGCATAACATGGCGGACTATTTCTATAGCGAGTTCCAATGCGTCGTTCTACGAAAAGCTTGGGGTACTTAAAAATAACCCTGATGGGGAGATGATGCGGCTGCTGGAGTTTAATGTTCCTTACATGGCAGAACCTGCTATTTCCACTCAAGAAGGGAAGGACGTACTAGACCACATGTTGAATAGTAACTACGGAGTAGCGGGGGAAGTTTATATGCAATACGTAATAAGCAACCTAGAAGAAGTAAAGGATTTAATATTTAAGGTGCAAGCTAAGTTTGATAAAGAGCTTCGCCTTAGTCAGCGGGAACGTAATTGGTCTGCTGTACTAGCTGTAAATATTGCAGGGGGCCACATAGCTAAGAGGTTAGGTTTGCTAGAAGGGTGGAACATTGGAAAAATCTATAGCGAAATATCAAAGCATGTGCTTGAAATGCGCAAAGATACTACGGCACCAGCTAGCAACCCTAGCACCGTGGTAGGTGACTTCATTAACCGACACAATAACAACATGCTAGTAGTAGAAGACGGCGTGGATCAACGCACTAACATTGGTAAGTTTCCA